GCCGAAGATGGCGTTAGTCCCCACCGTATAGGTGTTGCCCATAAGCGAGCCACTTCCCCCGCCTTTCGGCACCTGACTGTTCGTGCATTGCCAGTAGCGACGGCAAAGCAAAAGTTCCTGATCGTAGGGCCGCATGATGAAAGGCGCGCGCGCGGCGGATGGCGCTTCGAGGCCGGGCAGCACCACCACTCCGGTCAAGCGGAAAACATCCGTTGTCGCCGCAATGGCATTCACTTGTCCTGGCGCGGCAAAATAGTTCCCGGCGGTCCACACGTTCGCCGCTGGTGCCGTAGCTGCTGTTCCACCCGCCATCGCGAAGTCGAGAAGTATCCCTATATTGTTATCCCACTTCCACGTCCCGGCGGTGTCTCCTGGGATCGTGACAGTCTTGTATTCATAGATGTCCGAAGCGTTCTGCGTGTAGGTCGTGCAATAGGAGCGCGTGCCGTTGATATTTCGAACGGAGCAGCTATAGGTTCCGGTCCTGTGATGTGCGGTCCAAAATCCAATCGTTATCGGCTGCGCATTCGGTGTGCCCCAGGCCAGCCGGGCAACGCGGAAGCCTTCGATGCGATTTTGAAATTCAACGCTGTCCGCGGAATTTGTTGATGCCGTATTGATGCCAACCCCAAGGCAATTCTGTATTCCGAAGCTGGCACCACCAATGACAGCCGCATTTGGCCCCACCGTGCCACCCGCGCTCATATACCAGCCGTCGCAAATGTAGCCGGAAGCTAATGTTGCAGCGAAGCCCTTTTCCTGACTGGCATCAAACGAACCGTTCACCTGCATCCCGCTGTACGCCAGCGCGTCGAACGGCGCGGCGTAGACGTTCTGCCTGACTTGTTGTTGCTGCGGAGCCGTCAGCGCCTGCGCAACACTCGTCAAATAAGTCGAGGTGTCAGGCTGCGGGCAAGCAATCACCCACTGTGTCGAGTTGCCGTCGTTGTAGCGCAGATAGAGCAAGCCTGCGGTGGTGTCCCACCACATCGTTCCGTCAGGCACTCCGGTTGGCGCGGTGGCCGAATAGTAGACCGTGGACACGCCCGCGCCGACCGGCCCCTGCGCGCCGGCCGCGCCCTGCGGACCTTGAATGCCCTGCGGCCCGACCGGACCTTGCGATCCCGGCGGTCCGCCCGGCCCCTGCGATCCGACAAGCCCAGGAGGTCCGACCGGACCTTGCGGCCCCATCGGTCCAGGCGGCCCCACCGGGCCTGCGGCTCCGGTCTGCGGCACCAACAATTCAACGGTCATTGTCATTTCTTGGCTTCCAGTACGGCGATGCGCGCGGTCAATTCCTCCACCAGTTTCGCAAGCGAAGGCTCGGCAGCCGCCATCGTTGGCGCACTGAACGTGCCCGTGGCCGGCTCATATAGCTTGCCGCCGAAGTCCGCCTGCGGGTCGCTGCCGGTGTAGTCGGTGATCTCGAAGACGATATGATTGGGGGGGAACAACATGGTCGCGTCAAACACCGCAGGACCAACAATATATCCGCCCATGTCCTCTCGCCAGATCGCCATCAGCTTGACGCTGTCAGCTCCAAAATTCTTGCCGCTGTTGACGTAGTCGTACCAATCAGTTTTATCGCTCTCGCGGCGAGCAAACAAAGTATTCGGCGGCGCGGCCGGCGGCATTTGCGCGGGCTTATATGGAAGCCACTTTTCATGATCGATGATTTTCATCCGTAACTCACATTCCACCAACCCGTGGTGTAGAGTTGCAGTTGCCGCATGCGCCCGGTGATCACGTTTTGCGCGAACATGGCCAACCCACTTACGACCCCGCCGTTGTACGGTTCGGCCACCGTCCCGAACTGAAAATTGTAGTCCCCCAGATAGACGTAGCGCGCATTGTTGACGTAAGGCGCGAGATTTGGCGCTGCCGGGATCGAGGCAAAATCCTTCGTCGTCCAAATCTTGTACTGAACGCCAGCGCCGAGTGACCAGCCGCCAACGTAGAGATTGCCGTCTTGCGCCAAGCCGAAGTTGCAAGCAAACATGCCGGGCCGATGGAACGTCATAAAGGCTTCGTTGCCGCCGCCCGCGCCATAGACCATCAACGCTTGCGAGCCATTGCCGCTGTTGATGCCGGGCGACGAGCCGACAGTGCTCAACAACCCGGTCAACGAATCGCCGGCCTTGTTGAGCGGCTGGTAGTTGAAATCGTTCGTGCCCCACAGACGACCGTTGGAGGAAGTGACCGATCCGCCATTGAAGTTGTAATTGGTGCCGTCGAAAAAGAGATACCGAGAGCCAGAATTACCGAATTGAATCAAACCTGTGCTGGGAGCGCCGAGTCTCTGAGAACCGAGATCGCCGTTGACGGTCAGCGATCCGTTCATCGTGTCGCCAGACTTGCTGACGGCGTTGATGTTGGCGCGCCCCTGGTCTTGCTGCGGCGTCGTCAAGCCCTGCGTGATGTCGTAGCGGATCGCACCGGTGATGCCGATCGCCTGCCACATCGTATTGACGCGGCCGTAGATGGCTCCGTCCACCGGCGCTTCTGGAATGCCGCCGGCCGGTCCAATGGGGCCGGGCGCACCTGTCGGCCCCGGCGGCCCCGGCGTGCTTGGTCCCGCCGGTCCTTGCTGCCCAGGAGGCCCACCCGGTCCTTGCGAGCCGACCAAGCCGGGAGGCCCGACCGGCCCCATTGGTCCCATCGGTCCCGGCTCGCCCTGCGGCCCGGCGGGACCAACCAGCGGCACCGTCAGCGAGGTGTCGCTTGGCGTGTACGCTTGCAGCGTGATGCGCGGTGTTCCGCTGCCAAGCTCGAATAGCGGCTCTGCCATTAGCGTGTCGTCCCTTCAACAACGACTGCCACACCTTCCCACATGCGCTCCTGATAACCGTTCGGCATCAGGCGGACCATGTCAGCGAAATACTGCCCGGCTTCGAGGTTCGATAGCAGGTTACGGACAATCACGATTTGAAACAGCCCGTTCGGCGCGTCCGTGAGCATGATCCCGCCGTCCGGCGAGAACACCGACACCAGGGCTTCGTGATCGATTTCCTGCCTGCGCAAGGCGAGTTTCAACGTCGATCCGGTCAGGTCAATTGGAGCGATCACCGTGCCGGTGCCGTCAATCATCTGATACAGAAATGGAACGACCCAATCCTCGTTCTTGGATACGTTCATTTGACCGGTGTAGTAGGAAGGGCCAGCCATGTCATGCCTTCTTGTATCGCAGCGTCTTCGACCGCAATCCAGCGAAGCGTGCCTCGACATCATCGTAGGTTAGGATCGTTGGCGTCGCGCCCGTAAGATCGGCAAGGCATTCCGCCTCGACCGTCCGGCATTGCTGCGCCAGTGCTACCATTTGATTGTTCAAAGTGATGGCGTCCTGCGCCGTCATTTGATAGGCGACACCGTCCTGCGTGAAGGAGATGGTGTCTGTCGGCGCGAGGGTCGCCGCATACTGCGCGAGATTTGCGATCAGCGTTTGGCTGACGCGGTCCGTATTTGCCGGGATACTTCCGTAGGCTATTCCGGCCGTCACGGTTTCCCAGCGCACCTGACCGGCATAGCCCATCAACAATTCCGGTGTTTCGACCGGTTGTCCGTATGGCCGGGTGTCCCTCTCTGGAAACACCGGAGCCGTACCCACGCGCGGCAATTCCCCCATCGATGGGTCATACGGAATGACGCGCACACCGCTCCCGTACACCGAAGATGGGATGTTCAGCGCGCTGTCGTGAGAGCCGACAACGACTCCGTTCAAACAATAAATCAGCTTCATTTGAGTCCGCCCTCTCTACCAACCGACATTGATCATTGAGTTGTTGTTGCCAGTGGTTCCGAATGCCGGGCTGCATGGCGTGGCGTTCGCATAGGAGCCCCAGAGCTGGACGCCGGCATTGTTGGCTGCGTAGATTGCGCCCGCAACATTGGCGTTCGCACCGGAGCCGAAATCGATGTTCGCTGAGATGTTCGACATCTCTAGCCAGAGCCCGTAGCCTCCGTTGCGGAAACAATGCGACGGGCCGCCCGTGTAAGCACCGTTTATCATCGGTGCGGCGAGATAGCCGGTCGAGGACAGATAGCACTGGACGCCCTGGCCACCATTTGCGTTGCAGAATATACCGCCGTCCCATTGCGTGCCGGCGCGTGGCCAGAGGTACATACCGCCGGTGTCATTGCCGAGAGCGATCAGGTTCGAATTTGAAGTGATGAAGCCGCCATTCGTCAAGGCGAGTCCGCTTTGGTTGTAGATAGCGATCAGCGGTGAATTGAAATTAAAATCACCCGCTTCCCCTTCGATCGCTATGCCGGCACCGACATCGAACTGAAAGCCGCAGCCGCCCCTCCAGTTGACGGCCGCAAGACCATCATAGGCCCACGGACTCGGCCCCATAATCGATCTCGGCATACAATTCAAATAGCCACTACAGTTGAAAAGAAAGCCGGTCCCTTGCGATGGGTTGCCGTCGCTGGTCAACAATATCCCGTCGAGATGCATCAACGATAGACCAATAATCTGGAAGCCGGCGGCGGGAAACGAGGCTGTCGTGAGAGCGCCGCCCGAAAAATGCAATTCAGTAGCAAACTTGCTTCTCAGAACAGCGAGATTTGTCGCCATGTCGGTATTCCGCTGAACGGCCGACGATCCGTTCCACGCGTAGCCGGCATCCGATCGCGGCACTGGCGCCAGCAATGGCGCACCGAAAATCGAGATGCGATCATTGTTTGGATGCGAAGCAATAATTCCCTTGGTGTAGACGTACTGTTGAGCCTGCGCGGACCCGGACGCAGCGCCCGCCAATTGCAGGATGACATGCCCTGTCGGCGTAATCTTGTATTTCCCGAGATAGGCGAACGCTGCATTCAAGTCGGCAAAATCAGCGCCCGAGCCGTGAACCTTGAACGTCACTTCCGTTGTGATCAAAAACTGCCAATTGGTGATGTAGCCTTCGATCGCCTTGCGGAGCTGGGAAAGATCGGTGTTCGCCGGGACCGCGCACGGCACCCCGGCAAAGTCCGAATAGCCGCGCACGTTCGCGCGTGTGATGACCTCGACCACCTCGCGCTGGTCGTATTCAATCGATGCTGCTGGGACAATCGAACCTTGAATGCCAGCAGCAGGATTGCCGTCGATGTAGGGCGCATTCGTATTTGCGGGCTGGTCGAGCGGCTGATTGTATAGCATGGGATCAAGCTCCGTAGGTGTATGGCGGGACTTCGTCCCATTCGGTCGCGATGCTGAACGACCATGTTCCTGTCTGCGGTACTGTCGCCTGAATGATGAAGCCCTCCTGCTTCGCCACCCACAGCGGCATCTCGCCTTGCGCCTTCTCAAACAGCTTCATCATCCCGGTGGTGATTGGCGTGTAGACGTTGCCGCCGACCCCCGCCACCCATCGTTCGGTCGCGCCCGGCCCCGGATCGGCTGTGTACGTTCCGCCGGTCAGCGCCGCCGTCTGCGCGTAAACGATGTTGGCCTGCGAAGACCCCATCGTGGTCCGTAGTTTCGCGCTGTTTCCGGCAAGGTTCGCCTGCGCGCCACCCGACAATTGCGTCACGAAGGCGCGCGCCGTCACCATGTCGAATTCCGCTATGCCCGGCGTGAAACCGACATCCATGCTCCATGCCGATATGCGAATGCGCCGGATCAAGGCGACTGCCGTAACCGATGGCCACTGGAACGAGTAGATCGGCGCGGCGGCACCGATGTTCGCCACCATCGTCCCGCTCTTGCTGGCGCGATGAAACGACCCGCCGCCGAGAAAATCGACAGGAGCGGCGGTCGCGAAGATCAGCGAGCGCACAAGCGACCCGTCCGCGGCTGCGGAAATATCCCGCATCCTGATCGTGAACAGATCACCCAAGCCGTCTTTGATTTGCTTGTTGTCCGGCATCTACATCATCCCGAGTGCGAGGTATTGCGAGTTGAACGACTGCGTAAAGTCCAGCGCTTCAAGCGGCGAGTAATCGAACACGATGTCGGTGTGCGCCGGCTTCAATTCATCCAGGATACATTCCAGATCGTCGGCAAGTCCGATGCGCAACAGACGGTCGATGCCGCACTGGCTCGAATTGCAATGGAAGTAGGTGAGCTTCGTCGCGCTGACGTGAACCGTCCAGTAGTAGCGCATTTCGGGCGGACCAAGCCGCCAGCGATAATCATCCGGCGGTGTCTTGTTGTCCAAGCCGCGCGTGTCGCCCACCAGCGAAACGCCGGTCATGTAGGGCGCGTATTCCGTGATCGTTATTTCGTAGCCGTACTGCTTGGCAACGTCGATGAAATACTGGCGGGACTGCCCGCCGATGCTCGTCATCTTCGTCACCAGGGCTTGCCGCCGCTCGTCCAGGCTGGTCGGCGGGTCTTTCATGCAGGGATCGGGCAGGCCCCAATTGCGTTCCCAATCCGGCAACAATTCCGTTGTGGTGCGCGGATCGCTTTCGATCTCCAGCAATTGCGAGGCGCGGCCCTCGATGTTGCCCCAGATGCCGGTCAAGCCGCGCACCGTTTTCATCAGCACGCTGTCGTAGTCGCGCGGCCACGCCTGCCCGAGCGGAAGCAATTGCTGCATGGCTTCAGCGTAGTCCTCGCCCGAGCGCGTGATGTGCTTATCAGGCGACATAGAGGATCGTTCCCAAAGTCGGCATGTAGCCTGGTCCCGGCATTACGGCGGTTGTGAACGTCAGCTCGTGATCGATTTCGCCTATTGCTTGACTGATCGCCTCGTCCACCCAGGACCGGTACATGGTCTGGCCCGGCTGCGAGCGCACGAACTCCATTTTTGCCAATGACGCCTCGATGTTTCCGCGAACAGTCGGCGTATCCTGAGACAACTTGTTGATCGTCACATCGTAGAAATAAAGCAGCGGGGCCATGACGAAACAGTCTTTGACGGTGACCGGCCGCACGCTGTCGATGTAGTCGCTCACGGTCTGCACATCCGCCGGTGTTGGCAGCCCGTAATTGTCCGGGTACAAATCATCCATGAGGAACCGCAACGTCATAGTTCCGATGCCCATCTCCGACTCTGCCCACGCGCGCGTGACACCGGGCACGGCTTTCGCCCAGCGCACGTAATCCTGTTGGTTGCCGCCCATCGGAGGCTCTTGAATGCGGAACAGAATGCGCTCGCGAAGCTGCTCATCGGTTTCGGTGTCTACACCCCCGCTCATGTCGCTGATCAGGATCGCGCTATCGATGCCATCGACGGCTGGCGAGGGCGTCATTGCATCGCCCTCGGGCAGGTTCCCGATCACACCGGCCGTCAAGCAAATGGCATCGGATGTCCCTTGCCCCAGCTCATCGATCGTTGCGGAACTGGTCGTCTGGTACGGCACGCCATTGCCGCCCGTGATCAGGGTGCCGACCGGGACTGGCGATGCGAACGTGCCGAGAAATTGAACCGTGCCGGAAGCGTAGGTGGCGACCTTGCGTCCCTTCGAGCCGTCCGAATTTGTCAGCCAGATTATGCCGAACCGGTCCAGCCACTCCCGTTCGGCGGTGTCCGGCATCAACTGCTTTGCCAGCCAATCAAGATACAGATAGGCGAGGTTCGCGAGTCCCGACATCGCATCGCTCATAATGCGAAGCACGGAATTTGGAATCATCACCTTCGCGCCCAACTGCGCGAGCACGTAGTCGCGCGAAAGGCGGCGTATGTCGCGAAGCGTTGGCGTCGTCCAGGGCATCTACTTATCTGCCTCGCTTCAAGTCGTCCCAAAGCTCCGAATACAACAACTCCACCGGCGGGCTCGGCCCACGATAGATGGTCACCCCGATGTCGATGCGATCCGTGTTTCTCTGTCCCGAGGTCACCTCGATGCGGGATGCCACACGCCGCTGCACGAAGGGTGCCATTGCGGCGCGCGTCCAGCCGTCCGCCCGCGTCAATGTCGCGCCCTCGCGCGCGCTCGAATCGGTGAGCTTGGCGCGCGACAACAGCCACAACAGGCACCCGACCGGCCAGCCCTGCCAGATCAAATCGGCGTCCATGTCGCCCCACCATCCGCGCCTGTCGGTGTCGTCGGGGTCGGGCAATTCCGCTCCGGGCGGCGCCAGCGCATCGGTGCCGAGCGCGACGATGACGGCCGATTGCAGGTCGTAACCGTCAGCGACCAGATTTTGGTCCGTCAGGAGCCAATCGAGCTGCACGGCATAAGCCGGGAAGTCGAGCTGCTGGAGGAAGCGGACATCGCTGCTCATGGCCGCTCGTCCTGCGATGTCGGCGGTCCAGGCTTCGGCGCGTTGACCAGCACGGCATCGCTGCCGTTCGGATCGGTCGTCATGCCGAGCCCTTGATTGACGCCGTAGACCGGATGCGATGCGCTCTCGGTGCCGAGCTTCACCTTGCCGATGAAGCACCACGTCTTGCTCTGCTTGTCGTAGTAGCCCACCACGTCATCGCCAGATCGGAACTCGATGCGCTTCTTGGTGACGCGCATTTCGTTGTTCACCGTCTCGCCTTCGTGCTTGTAGTCCTGCTTGCTCTTGCTCTGCTGGCCGCCAGCCGCCGCCTGTTCAGTGATCTCGATCGTGCGGCTACTGCTCCCGCCGCTTCCACCGCCGCTTCCACCACCGCTTCCACCGCCACCGCTGGCGCCAACCTTGCCGCGCTGCTGCTTCTGCTTTTCGACATGGCGGATCGACACCATGCGTTCCGTGCTCTGACTGCTGCTGCCGCCGCTCGCGTCCTTGCCGCCGCCGCTCTGCTGGCTCTGGTCGCCATCCAGCGACAGCAAGAACAGCCCGGTTCGCCGCAACAATGTCATTTGGCCGATGTCGTCATATTGCGCGTTCTCCCCCGGCTTCAGCCCCATTGGACGATGCCTGCGATCATCGACCGCGATGACCACCGGATGATTGCGCTGGCCTCCGATGAATGCGGCAATCGCCTCGGCGGCAGGCCCCTTTATCTGGTCGCCACCGCTTCCGCCGCCGCCTTGACCTTTCTGCTGCTCATCTCGCGGCAGCGGCGTCGAGGTAAACCCGAAATGCTGGACGCGCTCCACTATGCTGCGCACGTCCGAGAGCATCCCATCAACGTGCAATTCCTGCATCATCGGGTCGTCGTTCGATTTGTTGAGCGTCAGGCGAACGAACTGGTGCATGACCCGACCGGAGATTTCCATCAGGCTGTTTCTATTCATGGCGATTGATTTTCCTGTTGTAGGTCCGGCAGATTAGGGACGGTGAAATTCCGATAGTTGAAGCGTCCATTCATGTGGATCGGCTTTACCAGCGTCATCGTCGTTGTGCTGCCTGCATCGCTCTGCTCATAGACGCAGACCGCGCAGCCAAGAATGTCATCGAGAATCAGGGACGGGGAATAGATGTAGTAGTACTCGCCGGCACGCCATATCTCGCTGCTTGTGTTTTCATCCTTGAACCAGCCCTGCACCGTGATCTGGGCTTCGATCTTGCTGCCCTCAGTGAACACCCGCTCCATCTGGGCGCGGCGTTGCAGACCGTGCATATCCTGCTCCGCGACATCGTTCACCGCCACGATCACGCGGTTGCGGGTCGATGTCCCTTCGAGGAACACCATCTGCTTGTTCATCGGGTCGCCATTGTTGTCGTCGCTGCCGTACCCTTGCCCCACAGCAAAAATCTGCTTGTAGACATTCGG